CAGACGGTCAAGAGGAATGACTGCTTCCGGTCCCGCCTCACCGATGAGGGCGAGGGTGGCGCTAGATACGACGCCGCCTTCCGCCATACGGACGTCCCCAAAAATGTTGTTTGGGCCAGAAGCATTCGGCGTAAACGGTGTGACCGGCCCGCCATACGCCGGCAGCCCCAGGTTGCCAAGGTTCCGCAGCGACTCCAACGCACGGTTCGGAGCCAACTTCAGAGCACTCACCGCCTCAGTGTTACCAATCGCAGCAAAAATCCGGTCCCTCGCATTCGAGCTGAACAGGTTAGACACACCCGACTTGAACGCCGACCACATTCCTGCTGCGATAGCCGCACCGATAGCGCTACCAATCTCCAACGCAATCGGCTTCACCGTCTCGTCAAGGAACGCAAGGAACTTGATAAACAGCGGCTGAATCCTTTCCGTGTAAATCTTGTCCCACTCCTCAGCCAACTGCTCCAACGCACCCTGCAGCCCGTCCTCCTCAAACGCTTTGACGATGTTGTCGGCAGCAGGCCTCAACTGCCCAACCAGCAGTTCCAAGTTCTCAAAGACAGCGGCAGCAGCAGGCTCCAGCGTAATCTTCAGATAGTTCTTGAAGTTCTGCCACGACTCGCGGAACCCGTCCGTATCTGCAGCGGCCCCCTGGATAGTCTCCGACCCTTGCGTAATCTGCTCTACGAACGTGTCAAGGTCAAACTTACCGCCACGAATCGTGTCCAAGAAGTTTGATGCATACCTTGTGCCGACCAGTTCGACGGCAACACCAAACGCTTCCGACTCCGTAGCTGCATCACGAATGGTAGTGATAGCGCCCGAGAACGCGGTAGGAATGTCCTCGCCGTTCTTCGCAAGGTTCGACACGGCAAGACGCAGACCGGACATGACCGTCTCCGTGTTCACACCCGTCCGCTCAAACAGCGCCAACGCGGAAACCGCCTGCGGGAGATCAAACCCCAACGCACGCAGGTCAGCACCGTAGTTCACCGTCTGATCCGCAAGCGTCGCAAACCCCTGACCGGACGCCTGCGACGCACGAAACAGCATGTCCAACGTCTCCGCCTGGTCCTCAGCCTTCACACTAAAGTCACCGAACAGACGGGTAGCGACACGCACGTTCGACTGAATGTCGCCACCCATCAGACGGGTTACCGTCAGGAGCTGGATAGCCATTTCTTCCAGCGGGTTGCCTGTCAGCCCCAGCCGAGTGTTCAAGTCCTGAATGGCGGTACCAATGTCGGCAAAGTCGTTTGGGACCCACACGGCAACGTCACGGAACGACTCCTGCAAACCCTCAAACGCCTGCCCGGTGATGCCCGTCTGAATACGGATGGTGTCGTACACGTCGTCAAACTCTTGGCCGAGGTCAAACAGTGCCTTCGTGACCTTTGTTGCTACGGCAAGCGACGCGGCAAACACTGCCGTGATCGCACCGGCAGCAATCTGCATCGGCGTCGAGATACGCCCAGCAGACTGACCTACCCGTGCGAACGCATTCTCGGCGGGCTTGCTGTTAGCAAGAAGGTTGATGGCGAATACGCGCCCGACCGGAGCCATTAGCGTCCCTTCCCAAACTGCTTCAGCACACGCTGAACAGCCTCACCGTACAGCCGCTCAATCTTCGGCCCTTCTTCACGGACCGTCGGATAGAAGAAATACCCTTGATTGCCACGGTGCGGCTTGAACTGCGTAGTGTACGCATGGATGCCACCGCGAGTCACACCATCCCGATAGTTGATGCTCGGCTTAGGGTTCCCCTTGCCGTACTTGCCACCACCAAACTCAATGCCGAACCACACGTCAATGGCCTTGACCTTCGCCGCTTGGCTGCGCCTACGGTTCGGACGTGACTTCGACGCAAACCCGCGAGACGAGTTGACCCGAATCTTTGGGATGCGATCAGGACGCGCCTGCAACGCCTGAGCAACCAGCCGCTCCTGCGGAGTGGACGCCTTAGCCTGCGCCCGCTTGACCACATGGTTCGCAACGTCAACGGAAGCCTTGCGCAGTTCCACGTTGAACTCTTTGCCCAACTTGTTCGCGTCTCTAAGAAACTGGTTCAGGCCGGGGATGGCACGCTCAAGGTCCCTGCTACTGATTGAAGACGCTGACATGGCGATGCTCCTGACCCGGCAAGGGTACTAGGAGCAGATGTCGAACCCGTTGTCCGCCATCATCATATGCAGGCTGATGACCCCGCCGGACTTGCGACCGGCAAGGACGACGTTCCGGACGGCCTGCGTGCGATGTGTCGGGCAGTAGTAGAACGCCTGCTCAACCGGACGGCAGTCGCCACAGGCGTCAATCTTCTGCTGCGGGATGGCGACGGGCAGACGGCGCTTAGGCAGAGGGAAGATTTCCTGAGCGATGCGGGACACCGGATGGTCGGGAGCCTCGCGAGCGGTCTTGCGTCGTGACGGCGGGCGAGTGTTCGCACCGGACCCGATGCACTTGGGGAACTGTCCGTGCAGGTCGCCGCAGACGCAGATGCCAGTCGCGCGCATGACGATGGGAACATCGACCCATACGCCCCAACGCATGCTGCGTGAGGTTTGGCCTGTGTCCCTAATCGTCTCCATGCCCCAAGTGTAATGCGTGCTTACAGGGAAGTCAAGTAGCAGAATCAGCCTTTACGGCGCTCCCTGGCCCGATTGTCCATGTACGCCACCATCGCACGCAACATCCAACTATCAGCCAGCAGCTCAGACGGTGCGATACCAGTCTCTACGGCAACCGCCGCAACCGTCCACGTCAGCGACTGCCTATCAAAGAGGGTCCTCAGCCACCAGCACTTCCGTGTTCTCAACCGTGTCAAGCCAACCGTCGAACGGCTTCACCACAGCACCCGACGCCTTCATCGCAAGATACGACAGGTAGTGCTGATGCTCACGCTTCTGCTCGTTGAACGCCTTGCCGATACCCATGCCGAACTTACGCTCAAACTCAACCTCAACCTTCGGTGAAACCGGGTACTCGTGTTCTGAGCCGTCGATCCACACTTTGCACGAAAGGGATACAGCCATGCGCAGGAACCTCCTATGCGGTTAGATGATCAGGCGCCGGTACCGCGGGCGACGGCGCCGGAGACAGGCCACGTCACGGAAGCGGTGGACAGGTCGCCCACAGCACCGTTCAGCGGCGTCCACTCCGTCAGAAGGACGGTGCCGGTGTAGCGCGGTGCCGTACCCGACGCTGCCACAGCGGTCCCGAGCGGGCCAATGTCGAACGTCGTCACGGTCCCGACGAGCGGCGCGATGGTCGCGTCAACCTCGCCAGCAGCGAAGTCCTGGTGGAAGTCAAGTGTGATGGACGAGTCCTCGAGCCCGCCGACACGGGTGCGCCCGTTGTCACCGAACGCGGTCGTCTCGACAGCATCCACGTTCTGATTGATGGTCACCGAAGCAACGTGGTCCGAAAGGTCCACGCTGTTGATGATGACGCCGACGTCCGTCAGCACGATTCTCGCCATGTCTACAGCTCCTTCGGCTCGTCAGCCGTCTCTACCGGCTTAGCCGGACTCTGCTTATGTATGGTTTTGTCCGGCACCGGCTTCAGGTGTCCACCTTCAACCAGCGCTCCGATGTTACACCCCGCCAACACGCCACCGTCAATGACCGCACCGGCAGCCCACGGCAGCCGATCAGAAACAACCTTGAACGTCACGCGTAAACCTCCACCTCGAAGTCCACCGCAAGGTACAGGACGTCATTAGCATCAGACGAGGAATAGTTGGAGACGGACACGACCCGGCAGGTATCCACCACGCCACCCAAAGTCCGGTCCAGTTCGATAGCGGCCTTCACCGACGACGACCCGGACGTGCCCACGAACGGGTCCACCTTGACCTGTGCCGACCGGTCATCTGCCTTTACGACAAACACGGTGACGGTAAACAAATAGCGGGCGACCCCACGGTTCGCGTTCAGGTCGTACTCAATCTGCTGTGGCTGCACGACCGCCATCGGCGGTGTCACGAGCGCCGGAATGAATGGACGGATGCGAAGGTTCGGGACGGTCGCCATCGCAGTGCCGAGTGCGGTCCGTATCGCAGAAAGTTCTGCCATCAGAAACGCAACTTTCGGTACGGCGTAAGGAGCAGCTCAACGTCAGGGTCAACGAACCGTGACACCCGAATGGCTCCCATGTCGCCGAACGAGACGACGCCAACCGGGGATGAAAACCGCGTGTAAAGCCGTGAAGCCTGAAAAATGCACGCCGTCTTGACAGCGTCAGGGACAGCGACCCACCCGTAGGTTGCCTCCACACGGACAGTCGCACGCTGCATCCATGTGGGCCAGTAGCCATCTTCGACAGGCATGAGACGGTAGTACGGGAACGCAAGGCCGTCGCGAGTCGGCCTGATTGGTTCCTTCTGATAGTCCACGTCCGTCGTCAGCGTGGTGGCAAACGAGTAGTCCAAGTCATCGTCAATCTTCACCGACAGGATGGTTGTCGCGTCGTCGATGTAAAGGGGTTCGTAGCGGCCTGACGGGACGTAGTCTTGTGAGGTGGTGCCCGCGGCGACGGTGAAGGAACGCTGGCAGTATCCGTCGATGAACCGGGACGCAGCCTCAATAGACGCAGTGATGAGGCTGTCGTCAATCTCGTCGGCGATACGCAGCGCAGATTTGACCTGTGCCAGTGTGGCGTAGTTTGACATGGATAACCTCCGGGCTAGCTGAGTCTACAGTCCCACTAGTTGATGCGACCGTACTCTCCGGATTCAGCCTCGGCAGCGCAGGCGCATCGTCAGCACGGGGCCGACACCCACCCTCACGAAAAGACCTCCAGCAGAGGCACCCAACATTCAGCAAAGACCCGGTCAGCCGAATACTGCTGCGCGAAGTCCACAGCATCCTGCGAATGGCCCCCGCCTGTCTGATACATCGCTTCAAGCGCCTCAACGATAGACGCAATCTGCGGTGTGCAGAACCAGCCGCGTTGCGTTGGATTCCACTGCGGCTGAACAGCGACAGCCACACCATCTCCGACCAGTTCCGGCTGAGCAGAAAAGTTGGACACGATCACGCGAGTTCCGCACGCCTGCGCCTCTATGACCGGCAGCCCAAATCCTTCTCCGGCAGACGCATGCAGCAGCACGTCTGTCCGAGTGTAGATGCGGGCCATCACGTCATCCGGCACACCCATACGGTGGTCGTACTGGTCTGCGAACGTGACCTGGCTCTTGTCGATACCGCACGACTCCACCAGCGACACAAGGTCAATGCCGTGCGGCGGGCGAGCCTCCGTATGCAGATACAGAAGCGCGTCGGGATGGTTCTTAGCAAACACGGCAAACGCCATCAGGTTCTCGCCCCACTGCTTGCGGTTGGGCATCACACCCTTGTTCGCCTGCGGCATCGTCACCACAAACCTGCCCGGCCACGGATCTTCATCCGGCGTCGGCTTCCAATGCTTCTCCAAAGCGTGCGGAACGTAGACCGCCTCAATGTCCTTACGGGCGCAAGCCTCCAGCCCATGCTTCGACATAGCGACCGGCGTCACGTTCGGCTTGCGCAGCCACGCCTCAACCTCCGGCACAACGTTCATGTGGTCGATAGGAACCCACGACAGGATGTTCGGCACTTTCGACAGGTTCGGGTTCGTCAACACCCACACGTCGGCGAGCGTCACCATCACCGTCGGGTCATCAGACTGCTTAGTGAAGTCAAGCCAATGCCCGTAAATGTTGTCCTGCGAATACAAGTCGTGCCCGGCAGGATAAATCGGGATGCCGTGCCACTTGCCGACACCGAGATAGTGACCGTAGTTGGTGTGGACAGCCGTATCGTGACCGGCCTTCTTCAACCTACGAAGCACCTGAGCGGACTGCGTACCGTAACCGGTAGGCGCTTCAGGGGAGTTCGAGAACCAGAACACACGGGGATTACGCGCAGGCTTACCCATCATTTCCTCCAACGCAGGTCGCAGGTTCCGGGGCGGGCTAGACCTGCGCTGCTAGCCCGCCCCAGAAATTACTGCTGTTACGCGGCGTTACCGATGAAGTGCTTGACCGCAGCGGTGCCGCCACCACCGAGCGCACCATCCAGACGGATGTTCGCACGGAACGTGACCAGGTCGTTCGCGAACGCGAAGTCATCGCTGCGAGCAACCTCAATGCCGGAACCGACGATTCTTGTGTGATAGGCCCCAAGATCCCCGAAGAGAACAGACTTCGCACCAAGAGCGACAGCAACCACGTCCGGGTTCTCGTACACGGAGTAACCAAGGAGCTGGTCCGGTCCGGTCACGTTCACCGCGTACACGAAGTTGCCTGCACCATCCTGAAGCGAACGAACCTTACCGAGCGTCGCACGGTTGAGCATCCAACCAGCCTTCGGACGACGGGCGTACGCCGAGTCAACCGAGTGCGCGAGGTCCACCAAGTCGGTGAACGTAAACGCACCAACGACTCCGGTGCCACCGGTCTTACCAAGGCCCGAACCGGGGACAATCCCGGCAGGCTCGACGGTGCCGGTGCCAAGGGTCAGCGGCGCGTTCACCGCAGTACCCAGCGCAACAGCGAACTGGTCCGACAGGTAACCGACCAGGTCCACGCCTGACTCGTTCAGCAGCTCGGCAGAAATCTGCACGAGCGCACCGAACTTGTGTGCGCGGAGCGTAAGGGTCGTGAACTGCGGGTCCGACTCACCGAACGTAGCGGCCTCTGCCGTAGCAGTAGCAGCGGAACGGCTGGACTCGACAGGAACCTTGATGTCGTTGCCCGAGTCGGTGCGAAGGACCGTAACAGCGTCCTCCATCGTCATCGGACCGGCGTACTCCAGCTTGCGCTGCAGAACGTCGTAGAAGCCCTGCGGGACAATCTCCGGGCCATCTCCGGCAACGTTCGTGACGAGGTCACGACGCTCGAAGTTGGCACGACGGATTTCGCCCTGCACAAGCTGACGGATGATGTCGGCGTCGGACTCAACCTCGCGGACCTGTGCCTTCGGCTCGGGCAGACGCATCTCTGCGGCCCGCTCCTCACGCTCAAGGTCCGACTTCATACGGTCGATGACTGCCGCACGGCCGTCCAGCTCAACGTTCAGCCGGTCGTACTTCTCGCTCTCCTCACCGGAGAGATCACGGCCTTCGGTGGCAGCAGTTTCGAGAAGGGCCTTTGCCTCTTCCCAAACCCGGCCACGCTCTTCGGCCTGACGGTTGATGTAATCACGCATAGTTAGGTGTCCTTTCACGGACGTTCGGGTTATGTTCTGAGGCGTCCCGTGAATAGGGCGTGCCGGTCCCGTGGTTAGGGCGCGTAGCACGATGCTACAGGACCGACCTACCAAACCTTCTTCGCGAGCAGGTCAGTCTGCTTCGCCTTCAACGCCAGCAGGTTCACCGGGGCAGGCTCAGGCTGCGGCGTCGAACTCTTGATTGCATCCAGCAGCAGGTCAACTTTGTCCTGCGGAAGTTCTGCACCGTCCGCAAGAAGGTCAAGCGCTTCCGACAGTTCGTCTAATGCCATGCCCGTTCGCGCCGACAGTTTCTCTAGCGACCGGACAGACGCCATCGTCGCCTCGTATGCGGGAAAGCCGGTCACGACCGACACCTCGAACAGACGCAACGACGTGAGGGTCCGCTCACGCCCGTCCTCCGACCACATGTCCCCGCGGCGGTCCACCTGGAACCCGAACGACATTTTGTCCACCACACCGGTACGCATCAGTTCGCGGATGTCCCGGCCTGCGGTCGTGTCCGGCAGGTCCGCTTCGACCCGAAGGCCACGCTCGTCCTCAGACAGGCGGAGGCTTCCCGACCGGCGCGACGCCAGCACCAAGTTTGAGTCGTGGTTGACGTACAGCCGGATGTCCTGCTTTCGCGACCGCAACGACTTCGAGAACGCGCCCGGTGCGATCCGCTCAATAAACGGCAGCGGCTCCGAAGGACTGTTGAACACTGCCGCATACCCGACGAACGTGTTGCCGTCGCCTTCCTGCCGCAGCTCACCAGTGAACGAACGGAACTCCACGTCCGACCCCTTGACGCGAGACGCAACCGGTGTGACCTCCATGCCGTACTCCTTGTCCATAACGTCATCGTACCCACGCTCATCCTCAAACGTGTCGATGCTCACTCCCCAGCCTCCGGCGTCGGCTGGACCTGCACGGACGCGAGGCCGGAATGCTGAACGTCAAGGCCAAGAAGCGACGCGACCGAGTCGCCCGTGAACCCTGCGGACGTAAGCGCCTGCGCCGCCTTCGCCTTCTCACCGATGGTGACGACCGGCGCATCCGTCAACGGGACGTTCTGCAACGGCACCCGATACTGACCGCCCTCGTCCACCGGACGCAAATCCTCCAGCGAACGCACGTCGTTGACGCTCATCCATCCTGCCGCAAGCGCCGACGAATAGCCTGCCATGCGGGTAGCAAAATCTGCGCGGATCAGTGAGTTCAGGTTGAACTTCAGGAACGACCTGTCATTCATCAGCAGCGCAGAAAACGCATCCTCCAACTTCTGAACGTAAGGCTGAATCGTGTGCTGCGCAAAAAACAGTTGCTGCTGCTCAACGCTCGAATACGAAACCGACCCCGGCGACGCAACCCCAAGCATGAACTGAGGCACCCTGAAAATCCTGCTTACTTCCTCAATCGCAAATCTGCGCTCCTCAATGAGCTGCGACTGTGTCGGGTCCACCGTCGCCTGCTGAAACTTCGCACCGCCATACAGGACGGCAGGACGGTGCGAACGGCGCAGACCCTTATGGCCGGACTCCCACGAGTCCACCAGCGTCCGTGCCTGGTCTTCGGAAATCTCACCCGGCCACTCGATGATGCCACCGGCATACGCGCCGTTGCCGAAGAACCGGGCCGCATACTCCTCCAGCGCCATACCCAAACCAAGCGACTCTGACGCCTGCTCAATACGCGACACACCCCGAAGGTCGCCGGGCAGCAGCAGTTCCGTCAGGTGCAGCACATCATTCGACCCCAGCACCGCATTGCCGTACCCGGTCCGGTACTCAATCTGCCCGTCGTCCCTGCGAATCGGCATGACCTTCTTCGGGTTGAGAACAGACAGGTCGATGACCTGACCGTCGCCCTGACGACGGACATGGACGAAAGCGTTGCCGTCAAGCAACAGGCTGACCATGACCTGCTGCCAAAATGTGGTGCGGGGCAGCTCGGTCGAAGGTGAGGTAATCCACTGCTCACGCGGACGGAACGGAACCCGCGACCCTTCGAGACGGATGAACTGGTCTACCGGCAGAGTCGAGACAGTGTCGGAGATGAGACGGACCGCCGCATACACGGCAGACATTTTTAGTGACGTGTCCTGCGTGACGGACGTTCCCGATGCGGTCTGACGGGCGAACAGTGCGCCGGATCCCCACAACTGTTGGAACCCTCCGCGTGTTTCAGAGGGGTTGAGTAGCCGTCCTAGCATTACGCCGACCTTTCAGTCGCCAACCCGAACGCCAGCACGCCCAGCCCGCCAACGATAAGTCCAGCGGCAGGCGCAAACAGCCATGCACCTACAGCAACCATCAGGATACCGACCGCCTGCAACGTCACGCTAATCATGAGAAGAACACTCCTGCCGTCACGGGCTTCACCGGATTATCGTAGTGCCACCTAGCACGATTCCATGCAATAACCGCGCCGATAGCGGCGTCAATCTTCTTCGGTGACGACTTATCTTCTTTGGTGATGTACGCGCCCTGCGCCGTCTCTTTGAGAACGGCGTTGGAGCAATGGCGTGCTAGACCCGGATGCCCATCGTGGGATAAGCCCTCAGTCGTCGCCGCTTGGTAGAAGGATGAGCAGGCCGCAGCCATCCGCTTCCGCACGCCCGTGTTGAACGCCAGCACCCGCTCAGGCCCATAGGCGTCGGCCCACTGCTGGAGCTGCTGCGCCCAATACGGCGGGTCCGCGCTCATCTCCTTCACATCAAACTGACGGAACGCTGCATGCACCGCAGCATCCACCTCGTCAATCGGAACCTCCCACCGTTGCGACCCACCCGGATGCTCCCACAGGCCAAGCACAAACAGGTGCGGCACCTCCTCCACCGTGGCTGCGACCAGCGCAGTCGAGTCCCCGGAGTACGACCCGTCGAACCCGAGGACGATAGCCGTCTTGTCGGCAACGGACTGGTCGTTATGTAGGTCGTCCCACACGCCAGGCGGCAGCCACCGTTCCTCATCCGGCTCAACCCACATGTTCAGGTGATACCGGCAGAACTCGTGCAACGGAATCTCGCTGTACCGGCGCACGATGTCATCACGACGCTTCCACGGCTCCGGG